CAAATATTCAAGATATGTTATTCCTTGAAAACAGGGACAGAAAATATGATTCTAGCATTTATCAATTAAGAGGCATTTACAATGTACAAGATATTGACTTTGATATGAGTCAATTTGGATTATTTTTACAAAATGATACGTTGTTTATGACTATTCCTATATCTACATCTGTAGAAACTTTAGGTAGAAAAGTTATGCCAGGAGATGTATTCGAATTACCACATCTTAAAGATGAACACGCCTTAAATGATTTTAATTTAGCATTAAAAAGATACTATGTAGTAGAAGATATAAGCAGGGCGGCAGAAGGATTTAGTGTATCGTGGTATCCTCATTTATATAGAGTAAAATTAAAACAAATAGTAGACAGTCAAGAATTTAAAGGCATACTAGATTTGCCTGCAGAAGAAGGATCAAGTCAAACATTAAGAGATGTATTATCCACTTATGAAAAAGAAATGCAAATTAATGAGGCAGTTGTTGCTCAAGCAGAAGCAGATACTAAAAAAAGTGGTTATGAAACTAGTCATTTATATACATTACAAGTAGATAAACAAGGTAGAAACGAACTTGTTACAACAGATACTAGTACATTAGATGCTAGTACACAAAACGAATTAGCAGACAGAGTACATCAAACACCTGAAAGAGAAGGATATGATGGGTACTTGTTAGGTGATGGACTTGCACCTAATGGTGAAGTATTTGGTCATGGAATTACTTTCCCAACAGGTTCTATTAAAGGTGATTATTATTTAAGAACTGACTTTTTACCAAATAGATTATTTAGATTTGATGGTGGAAGATGGGTTAAAATGGAAGATTCATTACGTATGACATTAACAAATACAGATGCAAGAAATACTATGAAGACAGGTTTTGTTAATAATACAGCAACTAATACAATAGGTGGAAAATCAGTACCTGAAAGACAAAGTTTGTCTAAAGCACTTAAACCTAAGGCGGATAGTTAATGAGAATTAAAGAATTTTTTGGAATACCTATACCTGGTACAGAAAAAGCAGTAGGACTTAAAAAAGTTACTCGAAATTGGATGGGTAAAGTTAGAACTTTTTATGAGCCAGTGAAAAAAAATTATCCATCTAAACTAGAAAAAACAGAGAAGAAATAATGCAATTTTTTTACGACGGACAAATTAGACGATACATAACTCAAATTGTTAGACTAATGAGTAATTTTAGCTATAAAGATGGCGATGGTGTTTTAAAACAAATACCTGTTATGTACGGTGATATGACTAGACAAGTTGCTCATATTATTAGAGATAATTCAGAAAATAAAATTCCATCAGCTCCAAGAATGGCAATATACATTACTAATTTAGAAATGGCTAGAGATAGATTAGCAGATGCTACTTACGTTAGCAAAATTCATGTAAGAGAAAGACAATATGATGAATCAGGAAAAGAATATTTAAATGTTCAAGGAGCAAATTATACTGTTGAAAGATTAATGCCTACGCCTTATACATTAGGAGTAAGTTGTGATATATGGTCTACAAACACAGAACAAAAATTACAAATTTTAGAACAAGTTATGATGTTATTCAATCCAAGTTTAGAAATACAAACTACAGACAATTATATTGATTGGACTAGTTTAAGTGTAGTGGATTTAACAAGTGTGCAATTTAGTGGAAGAACAATTCCAACAGGAACTGAGAGTGAAATAGATGTAGCTACTTTAGGATTTACAACACCTATTTGGATAAGTCCACCAACTAAAGTTAAAAAATTAGGAGTAGTAACTCAAATTATTACTAGTATATACAATGAAAAAACAGGTAACATTGACCTTAGTCAGTCTATGCCTGAATTACAAGCATACCAAGATGATTACTCTAAAAGTATTAAATCAGATATTGTTAAAACAGCTGACGGTAAAATTGATACTAGTGTTGCTTATAAACCAGATGTAGATAGTGTTATAGGAACTACAGGTATTCAGTATGATATACTTGTAATGAATAATATTGCACAAATAATACAAAAAGGTGTTGTAGGAAATATGAATTGGAATTCTTTATTAGAAAGATTACCTGGTGATTATAAAGCAGGAATTAGTACAATATATTTGAATAGAAAAGATGTTAGTACAAGAATTGTTGGAACGTTTGCAGTAAACACTTTAAATGAAAATCAATTAATTATAAATTGGGACACAGATTCTATTCCTACTGATTCTGTTATTCAAGGATATGCAGATGCAAAAGGTACAGTAGATTTTATAGTAGATCCATCAACTTATAATCCATTAACTACAAGAGTAGCAGGTCAAAGATTATTGTTATTAGGACCTGTAGGAGATGCAGGAAATCAAGACGGTCCAGATGCATGGAAAGGAAATGCAGGAGACTTTGTAGCAGAAGAAAATGATATTATAGAATGGAATGGAACAGATTGGACAATAATTTTTAATGCAAGTGCTAATAATTTAGAAGATTCAACAGCATTTACACCTACCTACATTACCAACCTTAATACAGGCATTCAATATAAATGGGATGGCGCAAATTGGTTATTAAGTTTCGAAGGCGAATATCGTAAAGGAACCTGGAACATCTCTCTTTAAGATAATTATTTACATGACCCAGAGAATAATTGGTTGCGGAGCACTTTTCTATACTTTAGACACTCAACGTTTTTTATTATTACATAGAACACAAAGCAAACAAAACCATGTTTGGGGTTTAGTTGGTGGTACAACCACTACTGATTCTAATGCGTGGGAAGGTTTAAAAAGAGAAATTAAAGAAGAGATTGGTGATCAAAAAATTGTTAAAACAATTCCAATGGAAACTTTTATTAGTAATGATGAAAATTTCTTGTACCATACATATCTCTGTTTAGTTAAAAATGAATTTATACCTAAATTAAACAATGAACACGATGGATATTCATGGGTATCTTTTGGTAGATGGCCAAAGCCTTTGCACCAAGGATTAAGAAAAACTCTACAAAATAAAACTAATCAAACAAAATTAGAAACAGTTTTTAAAATGATTAAATTTATAACATGATTAAAATAATAGGCGATATTATGCTAGATGTATGGATAGAAGGTCAAGCTAACAGAGTTTCACCTGAAGGTCCTGTATTAGTTTTAAAAGAACATAATAAAAGATATAGTATAGGCGGTGCTGGAAATGTTGCAGTTAATATTGCAAATTTAAAAGTACCTTGCGAATTATATGGTGCAGTAGGGCAAGATGAAGCAGGTAAAAAATTAATAAAATTATTTTTGAATAAAGATATACATCCTAAATTAAATTATAACCATTCTATTACAACTATTAAAACAAGAATAATAGGTCAAGGTGGTAAACACGTTTTAAGATTAGACAAAGAAGAAAATTATTCTAATGAAATTACAATTGATTGTAATGAAAATGATATAGCAATTGTTAGTGATTACAATAAAGGTGTTATTAAAAAAGATACAATATCTAAATTGTTAGAAAAAACAAAATACGTAATAGTTGATCCAAAACAAAGTGCAGATACCTATGATGGAGCATATATTGTTAAACCAAATATGAAAGAATATAAAGAATGGAATGGTGTATTTTCTATTAGTGATGCTCTTAAATTTATGCGAGAACATCAATGGACATGGTTAATAGTTACTGATGGTAGTAATGGTGCTCATGTATTATGTACTACAGGTGAATATCAATTATTAAAAGAAAAAGCAAAAGATGTTGCTGATGTTACAGGCGCAGGAGATACATTTTTAAGTGTATTAGCCTATGGTATATCCAAAGATATTAATATATTTGAATGTTGTAAATTGGCGTGTATGGCTTCTGCTAGAAATGTAGAACAAAGAGGTGTTGTACCTGTTACTTTAAATGATTTACAAAAAGGTGTTATTTTTACTAATGGAGTATTTGATATTTTACATATAGGTCATTTAGAATTATTAAAATATGCAAAAAGTTTAGGTAAAAAATTAATTGTTGGTATCAATAGTGACGATAGTGTTAAAAAAATAAAAGGTCCAGATAGACCTATTAATGATGTTGATAAAAGAAAAAAACAATTGGAAATGCTACCATGGGTAGATGAAGTTAAAGTTTTTGAAGAAGATAATCCATATAAACTTATGAAAGAAGTTATGCCAGATATTATAGTAAAAGGTGGTGATTGGACTGTAGAAACAACAATAGGTAATGAACTTGCAGAAGTTAAAATCTTTTCAAGAATAGAAGGACATTCTACAAGTGACATAATAGAAAAAATTAAAAATGAAAGATAAAGATAAAATTATAACACTTAACAATGTATTAAGTACTGAAGATTTTGAAAAATTAAGAAATAGAATAATGGATAAAAGTTTTCCTTGGTATTATTATGATTATGTTGTAGGTGAGGCTACTGCAACACCAGGTTCATCAGAATATCAACAACAATTTGTACATCAATTCCAAGAACATAGTCGAATTGTTACTCCAGAACAAAATTGGGATATTTTAATGCCAATTTTTGCAGTTTTAAATCCAATAAACTTTGTTAGAATTAAAGCTAATCTTATTCCAAAAACAGATAAAGTAGTTGTTCACGGATACCATGTAGATACTGTTCATCCTTGTTCACTTACAGCATTATTTTATGTTAATACTAATAATGGATATACTGAATTTAAAAATGGTGTACAAACACCTAGTGTTGCAAATTCAATGGTTATTTTTCCTAGCTATCTAAATCATTCAGGTTCTACTTGTACAGATGAAAAAGTTAGAATAGCAATTAATATTAATTTTGTGCCAGTTCCAGATAGCAAATATTCTTATTTGGTTATACCAGAAGAAATATGTAAATTAACTAGAGATTGGCAAACAGACGGATACTAATGAATATTTTAATAACAGGATATAAAGGATTTATAGGACGTAATTTGTTTGCATATTTACAAACTAAAGGACATACTGTAGAAGGTTATGATTATATAGAAAATTCTTTCCCAGATCCATCAAAATATGATTGGATAATTCATTTAGGAGCAATTTCTAAAACTACTGAAACAAATGTAAACAAAAGAATGAAACAAAATTATGACTTTAGTATGAGGTTGTTACAATTATGTGATACTATGGGAACAAATTTTCAATACGCCAGCTCTGCTAGTGTATATGGAACTACAGGAAATTTTAATGAAGAAGGTCCTGTTTATCCTATGAATGCTTATGCATGGAGCAAATATTTCTTTGATCGTTTTGTAGAATCTGTAGATAAAGATGGATTTCAAATTCTTGTTCAAGGATTTAGATATTTTAATGTGTATGGTCCTCATGAAGAAGATAAAAAAGATCAGGCGTCACCTATAACTAAATTTACAAAACAAGCTAAAGAAAATAAAGTAAAA